AAGAAAATCACAAAAAAACAAAGTAAAACGAGTTGTAAAAGGTTTAAAAAAAGCTAGTAAATTGCATCAAAAACAAGCCAAGACGTTAAGTGGAGTGTTAAGGGGTAAAAGGAGCAAGAGAACATGAGAAGATCTGATTTACCTAAAACAACGGCATCTCGTGTTAGAACGGGCCCCAAACCAAAGAAAACAGGCATCACTTATATGCGTAATGGAGGACGAGCGAGTCCGAAAAGCAAAGGAAGTAAAATATGCCCAGCAGGAAAAGCATGGGCTAAAAGGACCTTCGATACATATCCTTCAGCTTATGCTAACATGGCTGCTTCAAAATATTGCAAAGATCCAAATTACGCCAAAGGGTCAAAGAAGAAAAAGAAAAGAGCCTAATCATGGGGGCGTTAAAGGATTGGGTTAATCAGGATTGGGTAAGAATTGATAGCTCCGGCAACATCAAAGGTAAATGCGGCACTTCAAAAGATAAGAAGAACCCTGATCGTTGCTTGCCGCGAAGCAAGGCAAATAGTCTTTCAAAAAGCCAAAGAGCTACCACCGCTCGTAAGAAAAAAAGAGAGGGAGCAAGGGGCAAAACAGTTGTATCAAACACTAAAGCAGCAAAAGTCCGAAAAATGGAAAACGGCGGTGTTGCGGTGCCAGCAACAAAGGCAAAACGGCCGTACAGGGGCAAGGTTTCTACGGGGGCAACAGTAGCTAGGGGTTGTGGTAGAGTTTTGCCAAATAGACGAAAAGTTACAAAAGGGTCTGTTTCACGAGCGTAGATAAACAAATGCTTCCTAATTTTGAATTAGAACAAAAAATCATCACCGAAACACGCGAATGGTCCGCGCAAGCTTTAGAGATTGCCAACCCAAACTATAACGGTTTGCCTGCCTGCCCTTTTGCTAAAAAAGCGTGGTCTGAAGATCGCGTAGGTATAACTTTTAAATACGACGCTGATTGGCAGCATTTGTATAAGTTAATATCTCAATGGGACGACACAAAAGATGTTGTTGTTTTAATTGACTTTTCTCCTTTACCTTTAGATGAACTAGATCAATATTTAGACAAGCTCAATGATGCAATCGCTGAAGGTTTTTTCATTAACCGCGACATGTTTCTCATGGGATTTCACCCAGACGATGACGAAAACGAGTTTTTAGACGATGAAGACTTTATATCGACTGTAGAAGAGTCCTATGCTATGATTTTTTTGCAGAGGCTTTCAAAGTTGGAGGAGGCTTCTGTTACATTGCGAAAAAACGGTTATTATCAGGATTGTGATGAGTATTATGATAATGGCGGAGGTTATGAAAAACGTCAGCAGCTTTATAGGAGGCTTAAAGGACATGGCAAGAAAAGCTAAAAAGATGATGGGCGGCGGAATGGCTAAGAAGCGCATGGCTAAAGGCGGCGCTGCCAAGAAAGCTGCTCCTAAGATGATGCGCGGTGGCGGTGCGGCTAAAAAAGCTCCACCTAAGATGATGCGCGGTGGCGGAATGGCTAAGAAGCGTATGGCTAAAGGTGGAATGGCTAAGAAGCGTATGGCTAAAGGTGGAATGGCTAAAAAGCGTATGGCTAAAGGCGGAAAAGTTAAGAAGTAATGACGGTTTCTGGGTCAAAGAACTTTGAGCTTCAAGTCGATGATTACATCGAAGAAGCTTTTGAGCGGTGCGGGACAGAGTTTCGGACGGGATACGATGCCCGCACCGCAAAACGCTCTTTAAACTTGCTTTTAGCTGATTGGGCTAATCGTGGTTTGAATCAATGGACTATTAAACAAAGGACCCAAGCCGTAACTCAAGGCACTAGCGCATACGATTTAGGCACAGATGTAATTGATGTACTATCTGTTGTTTGTCGAAGAAGTGGTTCTGACTTGACCATGACTCGTTTAAGTCGGGATGGATACATAACTATTCCCACTAAAACTACTCAAGGAAGACCCAGTCAATATTTTTTAGATCGTCAAATAACCCCATCCCTTAAATTGTATACAACTCCTGAAAACTCAACGGATACAATAATTTACGACGCCCTTGTTCGTATGGACGACGCGGACACGCTTATCAACACGGTAGACATGCCTTTCAGGTTTTATCCTTGTTTAGCCGCTGGTCTAGCCTACTACATTTCAATGAAACGGGCTCCTGATCGTATTCAACTCTTAAAAGCAGTATATGAGGAGGAGTTTGAGAGGGCGCGTACTGAAGACAGAGATAGATCTTCTTTCAACGTGACCCCTCAATATGAATATTTACGAGTGAACTAATGGCCCGGTTTGCTTCAGGTAAAAATTCTTTTTTTATCTCCGACAGATCTGGACAAAGGTACAGATACAGGGACATGAAAGTAGAATGGACCGGGGCAGCGGTGGGTCCAGATGAGTTTGACCCGAAGCATCCGCAATTAGGACCGTTTAGAAAAGCAAACGATCCTGAAGCTCTTAGGAATGCTAGACCCGACACAAACAACACCTTTTCCGCAAATATCACTTTTCCAACTTTTAACACAACAACTTTGAGATACATCTTAGTTCCTTTTTTAGTTGGGTCTGTGGGACAAGTAGTAGCCACAGGAACCGCTCCTGCGTCTCCCACAACGGTATCTTTGACAGGTGTTTCTGCTACGAGTGCGGTGGGAACTATGGCGGCTTCTACTATTTCTTCGACGTTTGACTCGACAAGCGTTACACTGGATTCTAGTAACAAGACTTTTGACGAGGGATAGATGGCAAAGCAAACAGTAGGAATAGGATCAAGCGCGAATGATGGCACTGGTGATACTCTTCGTGCTGGCGCTGATAAAATAAATGATAACTTTAACGAGATATACGCCGCGTTAGGAAATAGTTCTAGCGTACTAACTGATATTATAGATGCAAACGGTCTACTTGATGTAAGTTCAGGCGCTAATAAGATTGTTTTTTATTACAGTGCTTTGAGTGATCTGCCCAGTGCCTCTACTTATCACGGCGCAGTAGCTCATGTTCATGCCACGGGGGGTCTTTATTTTGCTCATGGTGGCGTTTGGATAAGACTAAACGATGAAACCACTGGTCCTGTTACTAAGTACACCGCTGGCACTAGCGGAAGTTCGGCATACACATTTACTGGTCCGGGTGCAACTTCAGGTAATAATCCAAACTTTACGTTTTATAAGGGTCACACCTATTTGATAGACAATACGGCTAACGTAAGCAGCCATCCTTTGCAGATCAGAACGTCTAATGGTGGCTCTGCCTTTACAACAGGGGTGACAGAGAACTACAACTCAACAACTGGATTGACTCAGTTTATTGTGCCACACGAGCCAAGCGATACATCTTTGGTGTATCAATGCACCAACCACAGCAGTATGGTTGGGAACATAACGATAGTGTAGGAGTATTTAATGGCTTTTAACGGAAATTTTTTATGCACCTCTTTTAAGAGTGAACTGTTTCAAGCCGTTCATAACTTTAGCAGTCACACTTTTAAGATAGCTTTGTTTACAAACAGTGCCACTCTTGATGCAAGCACTACAGCGTATTCGACCTCTTCGGAGGTTAGTGGCGCAGGATATAGCGCTGGGGGAGCTACCCTTTCAAACGTGAGTGTAAACACTAGCGGCACTACGGCTTTCATAGATTTTGATGATGTTTCTTTTACTAGCTCTACAATCACGGCAAGAGGGGCTCTAGTTTATAATTCAAGCGCCTCTAACAAGGCGGTGGCTGTATTTGATTTTGGGTCAGATAGATCCTCATCTTCATCTACATTTACCGTAACTATGCCTACAGCGGATGCTAGTAATGCGATTATAAGGATAGCTTAATGTCTTACACTTACGCACAGTTAAAGACAGCGATACAAGATTACACGGAGAATACTGAAACTTCGTTTGTAACAAATTTGCCTACGTTTATAAAAAATGCAGAGCAACGCATCTTTAAGCTTGTTGATTTAGAAGTTTTTCGCAAAAACGCTACAAGCACGTTAAGTCAAAATGATCCGTATCTTTCTGTCCCTACTGATTATTTAGCATCCTTTTCTTTTTCCGTTACAAGCAGCAGCGTAAAAACCTTTTTGTTACAAAAAGATGTAAATTACTTACAAGAGTATACTCCCAATCCTGCGACCACCGGGTTGCCGAAATATTATGCTTTTTTTGATATTGATAATTTCATAGTAGCACCTACCCCTGACTCTAATTATGCCGTAGAGCTTCATTATTATTACAGACCTGCTTCTTTGACGGCAGGGGCAGATTCTGGAAATACATGGCTCAGTGAAAACGCTCCCAATGCTATGCTTTACGGTTCATTGGTCGAGGCATATACTTACATGAAGGGTGAACAAGATTTAATGGTTGTCTACGAAAAGCAGTTTCAAGAAGCTTTGAGTAGAATTAAGGATCTGGCAGAGGCCAGAGAAAACAGCGATGCGTATCGCAGGGGTTTGCCGGATAGACCCCGTACATAAGGAGTAAAAGATGGCAACTTCAAATGCAGCAACCAACTATACAGAACACGCTATATTGCAGTTTCTGTTTAAAAACAACGCGGAGAGTTTTGCCTCTCCCGGCAATAGCATCTATGTGGGCCTAGCTACCGCAGTTAGCAGCATCGAAACAGGGTCTGTCACTGAAGCGGACTTTACCAGCTATGCGAGACAGCAGGTGGCGGCTTCCGGGTGGACTGTTCCCGCTGTTGGAACGGACGCGCAGACAGCTACAAATGCAGCAAACATTGAGTTCCCAGCATCTGGTGGCGGCGGAGAT